AAATCCTATCGCTGAATGTTGCATTGTGAAATGATGCGTTGACAATTGAATGTACTGTATCAGCATTATCTAAAATTGTTGGTCCTAAAATACCAGCTTGTCTTTGTATTTCATCAAGTGTTCTATTTTCAAGAAGTTCATCCATGTATTTTTCTAATTCATCATGGCCACTCACTAAAGCTAGGCCAATATTCGCTTTTAACAATTCAAGTCTATTAACTTTCATTGTCAAATTGTAAAGTTTCATTTCAGCATTTGCCTGTTTAGAAAAATTCTTTTCTTCAACATACTTTTTAGCTTTTCTTGAATAAGCTTCCATATCCAAATTAGAAGCTCTTTTTTTAGTTTCGGCCAATGTAATGCCAGTATCTTTTGCATACTTAGCATAGAAGTTATTGATTTCAGATTGCACTTCATCCATCATTCTTTGATAGATTTCTTTAATCTTCTTATCATACTCTTTTTCATCTTTGATATTCTTCAAGCGTTGTTTTTCTTCTCTTAAACGCCAATATTCAGCACTGTTCATCTATTATTTGAACATCCTTTTATCAACAATAGATTCTTTAGAAGTTTCATCTTCCTGCTTGATTTTTTCTTTTTCTTCTTGAACATCTTCAACGATTGAAAGAGAAGATAGTTGAGTATCTTTAGAAACAACTCCTTCTAAGTTTTGAGCAATTTGAGTTTCTTCAAGTACGTTTGCTGGATAGTTTTGACTAAACTTATAAGTAACATCAACCCATTTATCTTCATGAACTGTGTTGATTGGGTTACTGAAAATCAGCTTATATCTTCTATCTAAAGCACCAGTGAATTTTCTTTCTTTTGTTTTGGCTAAGTTTGACATAGAAAGCAACTTATACTTAAGAGCAATTCCTGAACTTGTACCAAAGTTTTCATCGTTGATATTAGGTGTCATAGACATTTGAAAAATCAATCTTTCTAGACGGTTAATAAGGTTTTCTTGTGAATCATCCGCATTAGGCTTTTCAAGAA